ATAGATTCAATTCCATGCATATTTAATTCCAATTATATAATGAGGCAGGTTAAAAGGAAATCCTGAAAATCCTTGAATGTATAGTATTACTTTACTTTTTTGCCTTCGTCAATGAATCTTCCACGAAAACCGTGGGTTCCATAGTGAGTAATGTAGGCGTCAACGTTGGCATAAATCTTGCCTCCAATGTCTGTCCAGCGTTTACAGAAGGCATAGTCTTCCCCTAAAAACACTCCTGTTTCAGGGTTAAAATCACTATCAAAGAAGTTCCAAACGTTTTCACTTGTGGACATGAGTCCATTCACTAATTGTTTTTGTTTAATTTTCATCTTGGGATAGGCTTTCATCATCTTATCAAAGACTTCTCTTTTAATTAACATACAGCCTGCGGGTCCTTTAACAATCTCACAGAGCCCCCCTTTACTTTCAATTTTATCTTTGTCAGGAAATTCAAGACAGAAATAATGTGGGCATTCTTCTATGGGTCTCCCTGATTTAGCCGTTAATAATCGTGCTTTATCCCAATCAAAAATTTTCATGGGATAAGGAGTCAGAACAATATCTTTATTATGATCCATCATAGTGGGAATAGAAGCTGCATCAAATTCAATATCTGAATCTACAAATAACATATGGGAGCAACGGGAATTAAGAAAAGCTTGCACACATAAATTTCTTCCCTGGGTTACCAAAGAAGATTGAACCATATGAAATTTAACATTTATTTTTTTAGAAAGACAAATCGCTTGAAGTTCTAAAACTGCTTTAACGTAGGAAAGCATAAGGGTTCCCATGCAAGGAGTCACAACAAATATACTATTAGGCATAACTTCCTGGGTAGGTTCATCGACCAGTTTAGTTCCATCGATCGTATTTTGAGGAAAGAGTTTTATGTCTTCTTTAAATTTATCTTCAGTTAAAAGTCCGTCATTCATTCCCATGAGAAATTCCTTTGGCCTCTAAGGCATTGTTTAAAAAAGCAATCCATTCTTTAATCCGTTCATCCCAATTATAAAAATGATTGAAATGCTGACGTTGATTTTCTAGACGTTGTTGAATGCCTTCGGTTGGTAAAATTTTTTTAATATAAAGTAAGTGGGCTGCGAATTCTTCAGCGAGTCTTTTGGAATCTGTATCATAATTTACATAGTATCCATAATCTCCACAGGTTTCTGGAAGGGCTCCAAAGTTTGTGACAAGAGGAATGTTCCCCGCTGCCATAGCTTCAATGGCAGAAATGCATGAAGTCTCTTCCCAGATACAGGGATAAGCAAAGACATGACTAGCTTGCATCGCATCAATAATTTCTAGATTAGGTTTATAACCGATATAATTCACATTATCCATTTTACGGGCATGTTCATAGAGAGGCTCATAATGTTTATCATTGGCTTTTTTAAATTCATCTCCATAAAGTTGAGTGGAACTGTAAACATCCAGTTGAATTTCATCATTAACTACATGATGCATCGCTGCTAAAAGAATATTTAATCCCCTCCAAGGAGTAGAAACATGAATAAGTCTTAGTGGTTTATCTGCTTGATACCGGGATCGTTGAGCCCATTTAACTTTAGGTAACGCATTCTTAATAACATGACAACGACTAGTAGGAAGATTAAAGTAAAGCCGATACTTTTCAAAATTCCAATGAGAATTAAAAATATACCAGTCATATTTATGATGATTCTCCGGTTTCGAAAACCACGGTTCAATGTTGGGTTGATCATGAGAATTTTTCAACCATAAAATATTAAGTTTACCTTTTTCAATAGGTGTTTTTTCAGGAACCGATGTCGTAATGTTAATCTTATTCCAGTAGTGTTCTGGAAGTCTTTTCTTAAGTTCATCGAACTGTAACTCTGTTCCCCCTTTAGGATTCATCTTTTAAAGTCCCGCTCCCCAGAACCACTTTAGGGACAGTGACTTTAACATCTCTTCTAATATCCTCTGTCTGGGTGGCTGTATTGGAGTCTTTCACATCATCTTCTGCTTCTTTATCTGACATATATTCTTTCCCTGTTTTAGTATTAGTTAAAGTAACTTCGGTTTCACATCTATAACGTGGAACTTTTTTACCATCCACTTCAATGTAGTCTATGACTGTTCCTGATTCTTTAAAAGGCATTATGTTCTATCCTGTTGTAAAACGCTGACCGATATATTAGCAGAAGTCGCTGTGGTTGTAAATTTTAAAATATCACTCTCTTCTAAAACTAATAGAGTACTTTCATCTCCTTCTAAAAATTCTTTTTTACCCTTAGCTGGAACGCTAGCTATTACTTTATAAATAAAATCAGTGGAGCTGCCACTATCAGTAACCGTGAGTGTCCAATCCGGGGTTGAAGAAGCATGAGTATTATAAACGGATATAGATTTAACTAAAGCTACCGTTTCTGCAGGACAGGTATAAACTGTTACAATATTTGTGGTAGCATCAGCCTTCCAGATGTTTCTATATGTATTTGCCATTCTTCTTTTCCATTAATATATCTTAGCTCATAAATAAAGTAAAGACTTCGTACTCGTCGGTTAATTGTTGTTGGTAAGTAGTGTTAAGTTTCTGTACTATGGATGCTACATTATCTGAGAGTCCTTGAACGTTCATAGCATCAAAGTCAGGTCCTAGGATCGTTGCTATAACTTCACTAATCTTTGCCATGTTCCTCCATTAAAATATAGGATATACATACGAGGCGTAAAAAATTTTTCATTTTACCTTCTTCCTCCTGGGTGAATATCTAATCTAAAAGTTCCCATTCTCCAAGTCTGACCCGTGTCTACATTTCCAACTTTAATAGCAATTTGTCGAGCTCTTGCCCGGGTATGAATTTGAGTAGTGGATGTTGTCGCATTATAAGATGTAGAAGTCGCGCTACTTGTTGGAAATTCTTTAGTGTTTAAATAAACTTTAGCGGTTCCGGTTTGAGCTCCAAAGTCCGGTATGATTCTACTAATTCTCATCATGAACTCACCACCAATTGGTCCTTCAATTCCTTGAGTACCAATATCATAGTCTCCTGATTCTACATTGGCAGCGATAGCATTGGTCGTACCACTGGCAAAGACTTCATCGGTTCCAGTTTCCTGAGCCCAGTAATAACTTGCTCCGTTGGAAATACCTACTACCGTTGGATAAGTAGGGGCTACTGCAGTTTTAAATTCAGTTGCATAAGGTTTATTGAAAACTCCTTCAATTGTCCAAGTTGAACGAGCCAGGGAAGAAGTATACCAGATTGGATTTTGAGGAGAGGAATCTAAATAGTTATAGGTTACAGATCGATCTACATAATCTGAACCAGAACTTGGATAAAACCAAGTGATTTCTCCAAATAAAGCATTAACCGCAACATGCACTTGCTGATTGGCATTAGCATTAATATCTTCGAAAACATAATCTTCTACCAGGCAAGGCATTAATTGTACCCGTCCTCCATCAAAACTATAAAATCCTGTAGGACCCATCCAATAGGCTATACCATTAACTTCCGCAGCTGCATGTTGGCTTGACATACCACAGTTCGTTCCCATTTGTTGAAAACCAAACGTCAAAGGGGGTCCAATAAATTTCATGGTGTACATGGCAGTATCCGACCAAATATAAACAGCGGTTCTTCCTACAATGGCTCCCATTAATTTAGAACCATCCGTAAGTCTTTGACTACCTGCTGTATTGCTTGCGGTAGGGGTCCAAACGGTTGTAGATTCTTGATTAGACCAACGAACAAACATATCATCTTGTGTAGATGCAGATTGAAGCGTGGTCTCTGTTCCAACACAGATTAAATGACGATCGGGAGTCGAGAGAACCATATCTCTTGAAGCCGTAGGAACTTCTGTTCCGGTTATGAGTACAGCTCTGACACTTAAATTAGGAAGAGAGGGAACCCATTGAAAAATTGTTTTGTTATGAATAAGGGCCAATAAATTTTCCCCATAGTTAAGCAGTCTCCATTGAGCCGGTTCGATAATAATATTTGATGAAGAACTGGCACTACCCCAACCTACATAGTTGGTAGCATCATAGGTTGCGGCGCCACTCGAATGAGCCGCGGTTGAGGTTCCATTGGTTCCTCTAGTAATTCCGTTTAAAGTGTTGCTGGTAATTCCTGTATAAGTAATAAGTTCGCTGTCTACTAAAATTATACCGTTCGTACTGGTAAAGCCGGTGGTGTCAGTCAAAACAATATCGGTTCCTGAGCCTCCGGTTCCATAGGCATCATTAAGAAGAGCTCCATTTAAAGTTGTTTGAATAAGAGGAAGAGTTTGACCACTCCAAGTATTCGTGCCCCAGCCATATCCATAAGTTTGAATAAGGGGACCAATCACATAATAAAAATCGATCGTTGTGCTTCCACCGCTGGCTGATCCACTTGCTGCACTTCCCATAGTCACTTCCATGGTCGTAGCAGTAGGAACAGTTGTAACTTCAAAAAGAATGTCTTCAAAATCTGCGTCTGTAAAACCTATCCCTAAAGCGGTAACTCCTGAAACACCATCCAAACGAATAATATCTCCTGCCTCTGCTCCGTGGGCCGTGGATGTTGTAAGAGTGACTGTGGTTGTACCAGCAAAAGTAAAGGTCGCTCCCGTCTGTTGACGAGAGGTATCAAGAGGAGTGATATCATAGAATGCTCCTTCAAAATAAATGTAAAGGCATTTGTTGGTCCCAATAGCTGCGTACTTGTTGCCCGCTAGATCGACCCAGGTATGTTGATCCCTGCCTGCACCAATTAAATTTTTATTAACTAGCTGTTCCCAGCCCCCTACTTTTTCAGGAAAGCCATAACGAAACCTAGTATAATCGGCGTTCACCCATTTAGCTTCAGCTCCTGTGTCAGAAGACTGTTTATCTAATCCCGGCATTAGCCTGATTTTATGTAACATAGAAAAATCCGTTTCCATTACGAATATACTATATTTTTATGGAGATCAACTAGTTACACCAGCCGTTTACCACCTAAAGTCACACGACTCAGAGCCATTATCCTATAAATCCTAACCAAGTGGTTAGAAGATATTTATTTTTTTTAAGTGGTGGGTTGCCTCTATGTGGGTGTGTCCAACCTGCAGGAAATAAAAGTACCGTACCTTGTACTGGTGGGACTCTTATACCTTGATATAAAAATTCTGTTTCTCCACCTTCTTTCACTGTGTTTAAATATAATGAACCAACCAGTATTTTATGCCCAACTCTAACTCCATCAGCGTCGCAATGCCAAAGATGATATCCTTGACCTGGACAATATTTTTGTATTCTAACTCCGGGTCCTATTTGATGTTTGCCTAAAGAGTGTATAATTCCGTACTTTTGTACATATTTATGATAACACTTCCATAATGTTTGATTAAATTCTTTTAATAATGGAAAATCTTTTTCCATGGAAATATTATTGTCATCATCGTCACCTAAAAAGTATGTGTCATTGTCTTTGTACATTGGTGAGATCCTCTCCTCTTCTTGTCTCGACAAAATTTTTCCTTCTCTTCCCTCTGCTTGCTGTATGTATTCAAAGCGCTTGATAACTTTTTCACAATACTCTTTACTAACAGCGTTGGGAAAAATTCCCAGAAAGTTCTTTATTACATCGTTCATTGTTTATTAAAATATGTCAGACCAGGAATACCCATTAAAGGTCTTCCATCAAACAGGTTGTCCCGGTTATGAGGACCTTCTTCATTGTTATAGTGTCCAAAAGCTTGAGCACTAAGGCTTCCTTTAAAAGGTTTTCTCCAATGTTCTATATCTGAACCACGATAAATCATCATATCTCCAGGTTTTAAAAGTACAGCAACACCTTTTCTTGGATTCTTTTTTAGAATCACCTTACAGTCACTAATATGTTTTTTAACACTCGTCTTACCTGAGGGATCAACAAAAATTTCCCAAGGATCGCCTCCAAGATTAAGAGTGTAGGATATTTCACAACTCTTTCTATCCTTATGTCGAACAAGTTCATCTCCGTTTTCATAAATTCTACCATAACCATAACTAGGAATCAGAGAGAGCCCTGTAATTTTACACATAACCGGGAGAAGTTTCATTTGTAAAGTTTCTATCGCCCAGTCTCCATACTTGGAGAAAGTGTTTGGCATCTGTGGATCTTTCCAAGTTCCAAACAGTTGATTGAGTGCTGTATCTTTAATAATTCCATGCTTATACAGATGCGCCGTAGCGTCTCGTTGCATCATGAGATAATTGAAAATAAAATTAGCCAGTTCATAGGAAACAGCTCCTCGAACAACTTCGTATTTTTTCTCTGGGTTTTTAAACATAAAGGTGTTTTACATTTTTAAAATTAGGAGGGGTCACTTGATCAATATTCCCATCCTGGTTTCGTCTAATATGAATTTGTTCTGGTAAATAAAATAAAGCTCTGATTTCATCATCTGTTTTAAGAACGCGTCCTTCTAAAGGAAACTCATCCGCTTTATAATTTGTAATAACAGCACGGACAATAGGAATATTTAATTCTTTAGCCACTACCATTCGATTATTACCCACAATAACTTTTATTTTATTTCCTCCAAACTTTCCTTGATACCAACAATAAACAGGATCTCTAAGTCCATGCTTAGATACTGAGCCTGTCAAGGCGTTATGAAAAGACTTCTCCTCTCCATTAATAAATTCAGGACGAGTTAAATGATCGATCTTTTCTCGAGGCACTTCTGCATAAATTGTTTGAATCATTTTCCTACCTGGATAAAATTAAAAGAAACAGACACGCGCCATCCTTTTTCCCCTTTTTTTGTAGACTCATTGAGTAGCACTCCATGCGGCACCCACGCTGGAAACATTATTAATTGTCCTTCGATGGGGGGATAATTAACAACGCGCCATAAAGCTTTAGGTAATCCTTCTTTTCGTTCTGGTAATATAAGATTAGGTCCTGGCCTTGGATCTTCAATACTTAAATAACCAGAATTTTTAGGAACTTGTACATAGTAAACTCCCGACCATTGAGAATTAGGATGCAGGTGTTGCTTGTTATAGGATCCTGGATAATTAATATTGGCCCACATATTTCCTAAAGCAGGCTTAGGTCGCATGCCGTAGTCTTTATAAATTGCATGCTGCATGGTAAAAAGTTCCTTGATCAAAGGTTTAGATTCTTCTTTAATCTGCATATCCGCTGGACTATGCCACCCTCCGCCTGCATTTGTTTTTTCTAGGCCCTTATCTTCTTTACTCCAGGCTTTAATGAGTTTAAATAATTTCTTGTTAAGTTCCTTGGCGCCATCAAGATTTTTTATATAAATA